AAGATGCACATCCAAACCCATCTGGAAGAATGGGTAGACATGAAGGCTACTATGACCCCTGTGAACTATTTGGCCGCTTAAGCGTCAACACACCCGTAATTTCATGTAATGAGATTACGGGTTATCTTATGCCCAAATCTGCCTGTTTTTGAGGAGTTCGACCTACGTGCGTTTGAAACGCGGAAGGGCTCGCATCGCTATGGACTAACCCCACCGGTCTGGTGGGGTTTATTTATACCCACCCCCTACATTTCACACAATCAAGGAGGCAATTATGCCGAATAATATCGCCGATACCCAAGACGAAAAACAGGAAGAAACCACGAACCCTGCTGTGCAGAACCCGGAAGAGTCCTCCCCATCGCAGTCCCCAGCCCCGGAGATGACCCTGGAAGAAGCCCTAGCGGAGCTGGAAAAAACCCGGCAAGAACGTGACGCGGTTCAAGCCGCCGCCCAGAAATGGCAGCAGCATGAGGACTCGCAGAAATCAGAACTCCAGCTAGCCCAAGAGAAACTAGCCGCCGCCCAGCAGGAACTCGCCCAAGCCCAAACCACAAACCTGCTGCTGGAAGTCGCAGCAGCCCACGGCATCAAGCCTGAGGATGTGCCGCTGCTGGGCACTGGCACGAAAGAAGACCTAGAGGCCCGCGCGGCCAGGATTAAAGAACTCTACGGTGCAGGGAATACCGCCCCGCCGTCGAATAGCCCCCGCCAAAACGTCCAATCCGGGTCCGGGGTAGGTAACGAACCCCAGCCAGACCCGGTAACCTACCCCAGCTCATGGGTGCCTAAAGCACTCCGCAAAAACCACGACCAGTAAGGAATACCAAGGAATACCATGGATATCACTAAAGTTCACTATGATCCAGCAGCCGCTATCACGGTGAAAGCGAAGAGGAAAATCCCCGCCGGCACATTTGTTGTTCCCGTCGACGACATTGTTGGCCGAACCCCGGTTGTTGATATTGCCGCTGCTGACGCTTACCCGTTCGGTGTGGTCGCTCATGATGTAGACAAGGACGGCTATGTCACTGTTTACCGCGCCGGGCATGTTCTCGATGCCCTAGCCGCTGGTGCGTTTGTTGCCGGTGACAAGCTCAGCACCGCAGCTGACGGCAAGGTAGTCAAGGCCGCTGCTGGCCCTGTAGTCGCTATCGCGCTCACCAAGGGCACATCAGGTAAACCCGCCACTATTGCCCTACTCTAAGACAAGGAATTTCTCATGCCTAAAAACACTGGCCTTTTCCCCGGCGTCGCCCCGACAGTGGCCGACGGGGTTATCACCCTGGACATGATGCTCCAGGAGCCCACACGGATTGCCCGCTATATCGCTGATATTACTGCCCTTGGTATGTTCACTGACCGGATTTTCTCCACTGGTGAGGCTAAGGGCGGCGCTATCCTCTACGAGGTAGCGCTGAAGAACGCCCTGCTTGCCGATGACCATAATGGTGTCATCGCCCCTGGCGGTAACTACCCCACGGTTGATGTCACTACCGATGACCCCAAGGTCATCAAAACTGTCAAAGTTGGCGGCAAGTTCTCCGTTACTGATGAGGCTGCAAAGCGCAATGACCTGACTATGATGCAGCGACGTGCCCAGCGGGTCGCAAATACTATGGTTTATGATCTCGATGGCATGGGTATGCAGGCCGTCCGCGAAGCACTCACCGCCTACGATGCGGATATCATCAAAGTGGAGTCCGGCGGCTGGGCAACCATCAACAAAACCAAGAAGCTAGACCAAACCGCAGCCAAGTCCATTCGGGCTGACATTAATAAGGCCTTCACTGAGGGGCGGAAATCCCAAATGGGCTACGTGTACAACCTCCTAGCTCTCCACCCCGATGACCACCTGGAATTCTCCAACGCCTTCGACGATGATGAGGCGGAATCCAAGTTCCTGCAGAACAAGGGCCTAGAGGTTATTTCCAGCCCGCTGGCCACTAAGGGCGAAGGCTGGCTCATTGCCGAGCAGCAAGTAGGCACGATGGGCGTGGAAGAAGGCATTACCACCACAACCTACCGTGATGAGGACCGGGACCTGACCTGGACGAAAACCCGTGCCATGCTCGCCTACGCGGTAACGGACCCGCTCGCGGTCATTAAGATCACCGGCCTGGGTAGCTAACATGCCGGCCTACGCATCCCCGGATGACCTGCGTGCCCGCGCCAGGCGACTCATTCCCGATGGTATGAGTGATGAAGACCTTCAGGTGCTGCTGGAGGATGCTAGTGTGTTCCTCCGTGCCACATACCCGACCATCCCTGAAAACCCAGATGCGCTCCTGGCGTCGGTGCTGCGGGTTGTCACGGTTGCCATTGTGAAGCGCGCTCTGTTGGCGGAGAAAAACGCCGAGTTCTCGGATGGTGCCCAGTCCGTCACTGATACTGCCGGCCCGTTCACCTCTACGCTATCGTTTCGTAACAGTGAGGGGAATTTCTTCATTTCTGCCCAGGAGCGCACGATGCTGGAGAACGCCCTGTCTAAGCGGCGTTTTCGGTGCATCACTGCCGAAGGATGGTGACGCTATGGCCACAATCCAAGTGCTCCGTCGCAGCCGGGATAGGTTTGGTGACTTGACTGCCCCCGTGCCGGTTCTCACGATCACTGGGGCGAGAATCGCCTGGGCTCAGGCCACGGTCGATACAGACCGCAAGACGGTGGTGTCTACCCGGCCAACGGTGTATATCAAACGCCAGGCCCCGGATATTCGCACCGGTGATATTATCGAGGGTTTCGGAAGAAAACTGAAGGTCATTGAGGCGCAGTTGTGGGAGCATCCCCGCAGGGAGGGCATCATTGTGGGGACCGCGGTGATCTGTGAGGAGGTGCGATAGTCATGAAGTTTTCACCCCGGATCATGAAAGGGTATCTGGAAGGCCCTGAGGTGGAGGAGCTCCTGTACCGTGCCGGCTATTTAGCGCAGGCCATCTACGCTACGGTGGCGCCCCGGGACACCGGCCGGCTAGCATCCTCCGGCACGGTCGACGTAGAAGTAGCCCGCCCCTACACGAGTAAAGCCCGCAAGCGCCTGGTGGCCACGGTCTCAATAGACGCCCCCTATGGTGTGCCGATGGAGTTCGGACACAGGATCAAATCCCGCCATGGACGTAACACTGTTGCGCCCCGGGCGATGCTACGCAGAACAATCAGGGCGGTACGATTATGACCATCATCGTTCCCGACGACCTGGTGCCGTGGCCGGATGTGGAACAACTCATCGTGGACGCCCTCGACCAGGTAGCCCAGCAGATGACGCCCCAGCCGTGGGTGGGTACATGGGTCCCCGACGACTACGAAACCCAGATCCAGCAATCCCCACTAATTGTGGTGCAGCGTACCACCGGTGCTGCTGACTTCAACAATCAAGTAGATGTCCCCCTTGTGGAGATTGGGGTGCTAGCCGAAACTCGCGCAGACGCCCAAAAAATCAACAGCTACCTGAGGGCGTGGATGCTAGACGTTTTCCCCACCCACCCGCAAGTGCCCGTTCGGGTTGTGAGTATCAGCGAGCGGGTGGGATCCGTAATGCCTCCCTGGGTCAACCCCGACCACAGGTATGTGAATGCTCTTTATGAGATCACTATCCGCAGGCCCCGAAAACACACATAACCCCCTTTGCCCCCGGGCTTTCCTGGGGGCTTTCTTAATGCCCGCAACGTGCGGGGAAAGGAGACAGCCGTGACCACCACGGACTTCTACAAGCTAAAAGACAAACAGAGCGACCTATTATTCGCACCCCTGGACTACCTGCTTTTGATGTGCCCCTATGGGATTGAAATCCCAGATCGCATCACCGACAGCAACGGAAACTTATTAGAGTTGCCGGAAGGCTGGTTCTCTATCGGCGAGGGTGAGAAAAAAGCCGGCGTTGACCTGGCCCCCGATTCCAAAGTTGAAGGCCCTGAGGGTTATGGTAGCCCTGGCCGCCGCCGCACATTCGTCACGGAAGAATCATTCACGGTTGATGTCACCGCCCAGGAATCTCGCTTGCGAACCCTAGAGGCATTCTACGATTTGATGGAGGCCCAGTATGACGAGGGCACCGGCTATTTCGCTAAGAAACGCCGGGCTGCCCGGGTGCGGGAATATTCCAGCATCCTGGTCGCTAAAGATGGTGATCCGGGGCATGAAATCTACCCCTATTTCGTCTTTCCCAAGATGACGATTGAGAAGAAGGGTAAGCAGTCTTTCTCCGAGACGGACGTCATTAAGTACCCGATTACTCTGGGCGCGCAGGATGATGAAAAATACGGTGCCCTGTACGGTTTCGGCTTGTGCGGCCCTGGCTTCACCCCAGAGCTAGCAAAGCTCATGGGCATCACCGGCGCCCACAAACTATCCGATGCCAAATACAAGTTCTCTGTCAAAGGCGCCACGTCTGGCACGTACACCATCACCATTGGCGGGAAAACGACCGCCACCATCACCTATAACGCTGATGCCGCGGCTGTGCAGGCGGCTATCCGGGTTTTGGGTGAAAACGATGCCGAGGTTACCGGCACGGTGGACGCTGGTTTCGTGATCGCTAAGGTATCCGCCGCCCCAACAGTTGCCGCCACTGGTTTGGCGGGTGGTGGTTTCCCGAAATCGGTGGAGGTCACCAAGGACCCCTCCTAGCCCTCGCCGGTAACAACACCTTACCTGGGCGAGGGCTCCTACCAACTGCCGCCCCATAAAACGAAGGAGGAACCGAACCATGGCGTATGCCCGTAACGTTTGGCATAACGATGACCCCGCAACCCCCCTGTCGGCGGAACGCCTGGACCGTATCGAGCAGGGCATCGAATCAGCCCATGTCACCGCCGATGCCGTGACCGTCGCTAGTGAAAGCCTGAAAACCCGGGTTACTAGCCTGGAAAAGCTGAAAGACCAGCCCGCGCAGGTAGACCCGCAGGCTATCAAAACTGCGGTCGCTGAAGCCCTCAAGGCCCAGCCTCCGGTAGATTTTGGGCCGATCACTAAGCGACTCACCGCACTAGAAACAAAGCCCACTACCACTGTGCGGGAGCAGGTGCAGCAGTCTGCCCTGCGGGGCAGACTTGCCGATCGGGCAGGGGTGAAAACCCGAGCCATTGGCGTTGGGTGGGAAGATACCTCGAATGCGGCTGACCGCGACTGGGCGACTATCGCCCAGAAAGCCATAGCGAAGGGGTACAACACTATTGACCTGGCTGTGGGCCGACCCGAATGGACGCTGTTCCCGTGGCCGGCCCACCCAGAGCGGGTGTCTATCGACGCTGGGAAAAACCCCATCCGGGACACCATCACCGCCCTCCGGGCTGCTGGGATTGAGAATGTTTTCCTCACCCTGGACATGATGATTACCACCACGCTGGGGAAACAACCCGAGTGGAAGGCTGTTTCCCGGGATGGCACTATCCGGGATATGCCATCACCCGCGGCCCTCACCAACCCAGGTGATATCCGGGACATGCTTGGTGGCGCTGTTGCCCAGGTTGCCGCCGAGTACGGGGACCTGATTGACGGCATCATCATCACCGAACTGTTCTGGGATTCCGGCTCGTTCTCCGCCCACGACCTCACCCTATACAAGAGTGATACTGGTGCCGCCGACTGGCCGCGCCGGGGTGATGGCACCCCGCATGAGAGCAAGGAATACCAAGATTGGTTGACTACGAAGATGGCTGATTTCATCGGCTATTGCCGTGGCCTGACCGGGGGAATCCCTCTCATCATGGATGTGCGCGCGAACTGGGCCACCCCGGTAGCTGGTGACCTGGGTAGCGGCCATGACTATTCGAAGCTGCTGCGGGTTGTTGACGAGCTCCAGGTGTGGGCCTACTACACGACTGGTGACGAGTCGAAAGCCGTAGCGTTGTCTACTGCGTTGGATAGGCAGTGGCCGGGGCGGATCCGCACCGCACTGGGCTTGTGGTCGGCAACCCCTACGTCTGTAGGTCAGGTGCTCACGTCCCTTACCAACGCCCCTCGGGTGCAGGTCACCCCATACTCGAAGATGGGCTCCCTACTCTAGCCCACAGTTCACCTAATACCCCCCAATCGCCGCGGTAAGCACCATCGCCTACCGCGGTTTTTTCAACACCCCCTATGAATGGAGACAAATAAATCATGCCAAGAAAAACCACAACCAGCACCACGAAAAAGCCCCAAGCCGCCCAGGCGGATCCGGTAGAGGACCGGTTTGAGCGATTCCGCGCCCGCGGCATGGCCATGCAAAACCGCGCCGGGCATCGCCGCCGCACATTTGTGACCGATGACCCGTTTGTGCTTGGGGAGGAGTATGGTTTCACCCCGCCGATTGAGATTCAAAAGCCGGTCTACACTGATCGGCTCGCTATTGAGGAGATGGCCCGCGCCGGCAACGCCACCGGTGTGCTGCGACTTCTTTTCAAGGATGACTACCGCCGCTTCCTGGCCGCCCTGAATAGTGTTGGTGATGACGCGGAGGAAGTGGCCATTGGCGTGTTCATTGATATCCAAGCCCATTTCTACGGTGAGGGGATCGTTGACGAGCTGGTCACTTTCCCTATGTAACCGGCCTCATCAATAAATATGGGCCGGAGATTAGGTGGGACCTCCACCACTATCTAAATATCGACCTTGACGATTTTCTACGTGGCGAGCGGCATTGGGCGACGTTTATTGAGCTCCTAGAACAGTTGCCGCCAGGTTCGCACTATTTGGCGGCTCTCGCTGATGATGATGATTTGGCGGAGCAGGTGCTGCGGGATCGGAAAGCGAACCCGCATGCGACCCCATCGCTGCGGGAGTGGGACGGCACCCAGGCCAAGCTCACGCAGCTGATTGAGCTCACCCAGGCCTTGTGTGCTATCACGGCCCGCCTGGAGACGTCGCTGCCGCCGCCGCCCCGCCCGGTAACCGCCGCTGACCGTTTGGAGCAGCAGCAGCGGAAAGCCGACATGAATGATCTGCTCACGGGCTTGCTTGGGGATCGAGCAGAAATCCACTAACAAAAAAAGGGGGGTGTTGGTTATGGCCGAGTATACTGCGGGTGTCGCAAAGGTTGAGATCAGGCCAAACCTTTCGGGTTTCTCCAAGCGCCTGAAAGCGGAGCTGGAGCGGATCAATGCCCAATTCGGTGTGGAGATCCGCCCGGATTTGAGCGATTTCCGGGAGCAGTTGCGCGCTGAAATGGCCAATCTTCCTACCGCTGAGATTGATGTAGATGTGGATGCTGCCGCAGCCAAGGGGAAGATTTCCCAGCTGGGCCGGGACCAGAAACTCACGATCCAGGCCGAGGCAGATACCACAGAAGCTAAAAACGGTATCGAATACCTCACCCGCCCGCAAAAGGTCACTATCGAGGTTGATGCTGATACTGCCCCCGCTAAAGAGCGTATCGACCAGGCCGCTAAAAACCGCCACGTCACGGTTGAGGTTGATGCGGACACCGCGGCTGCGAAAGCAAAAATCGCTGCTGCCGCCCGTGACCGTAAAGCCAAAATCGACGTGGACACAGGTGGCGCCGCGTCCGGCCTAGCGTCCATGGCCACCCAGGCCGCTGGTGCCGCATCATCACTAGGCATGGTAGGAGCCCAAGCAACCGGCATCGGCATCATTGCCGTTGCCGCTGCCGGCTGTATCGGCCCCCTGGCATCCGTGGCGGCAGCCGCCTCCGGCGTGATCGGTGTGCTGGGCGTACTCCCCGGCATAGCCGCGTCCGCAGCAGCTGGCCTGGCCACCCTAGGCATCGGCCTGAGCGGTGTGGGTGCAGCGTTTTCTGCCATGGGGAAATCCGCCGGCGGCGCAGCCGACGACACCGCGGACAAAATGAAGCAGCTGCAGCGGCAGGTGGAGTCTGCCGAACGCGGCCTGGTGCAGGCCAACCGGCGGGTAGAAGACGCCGAACGGCGGGTAGCCGACGCGCAGAAGAACACCCGAAAAGCCCAAGACGCCCTCAACGACGCCCGCAAAGAAGCCATCAAAGACCTGAAAGAGCTCAAGGGCGAGCTAGAAGACGCAGCCCTAGGGGAAGAAGAAGCCGTCCTGGCTGTTGCCCGCGCCCGCCAATCCCTGATCGACGCCCAGGCCGATAAGGATTCTTCCGGCCTGGATATCGCCGAAGCCGATCTGGCATACCGCAAAGCGGTAAAAAACCTTGACGGCATTCGGGAGAAAAACAACCAGCTGGCCAGGGACGTGCAGGCAGCGAACGACGCCGGCATCGAGGGCTCACAGAAAGTCCAGGACGCGAAAGAAAAAGTCGAGGCGGCCACCCGCGGGGAGGCCGACGCACAACGCGCCCTCCTGGAAGCAAACGAAAACGTGCTGGTCGCCCAGGAACGTCTCGACGACGCCTTGGAAAACCTGGCGAAAGGAGCATCTTCCGCTGCCGGCGGCGTCGACCCCTTCGCCGAAGCGCTAGCGAACCTGTCCCCGAAAGCACGCGAGTTTGTGCTGGCCATGCAGGCCCTGGGTGGCGAGTGGCAGGACCTGAAATTCGCAGTCCAGGACAATCTTTTCGACGGCTTGGCTGAGGATGTCACGAACCTGGCGACCGTGCAGCTACCCGTGCTGAAGACCGGCCTGGCCGGGATCGCTACCGAAATCAACACCGGGCTGCGCGCAAACATCGCAGCGTTGTCCAGTGAGGCTTCCCAAACCGGCCTGGCCACCATGCTGGAAAACACCCGGCAAGCGTTTGCCGGCACAAACCAGGCGGCCGGCCCCCTCACCCAGGCCATTGTGGATATCGGCGCAGCAAGCTCCGCATATTTGCCCCAGCTAGGCCAATACCTGGGTGAAGCAGGGGCTCGCCTGGGTGAATTCCTCACCCAGGCAACCCAAACCGGCCAGTTCGACCAGTGGGTACAAAACGGCATCACCACCCTGAAAGGCATCGGCCAAACCCTCTCCGATGTGGGCGGCATCATCAGTGGGGTTTTCCAGGCCGCTGCCACCGCCGGCCAATCTTCCCTGGGCCCACTCGGCCAGGTGCTGTCCATGGTCAACGAGTTCGTAAGCAGTGTGCAGGGGCAGCAAGCCTTAGGGTCGTTCTTCTCCGCTATGACTGATGGCCTGGCCGCTCTCATGCCTATCCTGTCCACGGCCCTCACTTCTATCGGCACCACGATCATGCCGGCTATCAGTGATTTTGTTCAGCAGGCTGCGCCGGGTGTTCAGATGTTTGTGCAGGGTTTCGCGGATGGGTTGTCTGCTTTGGCTCCGGCGATGGGGCCGATTGGCCAGCTGTTGGGTGATATTGGTGCCGCCCTGGCGCCGCTTCTTCCCGTGTTGGGTGAGTTGCTGACTGCTGTGCTGGTGCCGGTTGCGCAGGGTTTGAGTCAGGTGGTGGGCGCCCTGGCGCCGGTGATTCAGATTGTTGCTACAGGTTTAACACCGATTATTCAACAGCTGGCCCCGGTGTTTGCTGACTTGGTGAGCACGTTTGCTGACTTGGTGGTGCAGTACCTGGGTCAGCTAACCCCATATCTTTCGCAGGTTGTGGCGGCGTGGCAGCAGATTTTTGATGCTGTGACACCGTTGATCCCGATGCTCACCAAGTTGGCGTTTGATATTATCTCTCCGCTGATTCCGATCATCGGTGCCCTGCTGCCTGTGATCGCCGGTGTGGTGCAGGCGTTTGCGCAGGTGGTGACGGCTGTTGCCCCGGTGATCGCTATCATCATCGAGCTCATCGGCGCCGTCGTGAAGGTTTTAGCCGCAATCATTAACTTTGTGGTGCAGGCGGTGACGAACTGGGATTCTTTCAAAGCCCGGCTAATCGCTGCTACTAGCCAGTTCATCACGAAGATTATTAGCTCCTTCCAGCAGTTTATTTCCCGCGCCGTGAGCCTGATCGTTGATTTCGGCAAGCGGCTGGTGAACCAGTTCGTGGCCATGTGGAATAACGCTTCTGCCGCGGTTGCTAATGGTGTGAAGGCTGTGGTGGAAAAGGTTAAGGGTATCCGCCAGCTGGTGCTTGACGTGTTCAAGGGCGCTAAGGATTGGCTGATTAATGCCGGCAAAACCATCATTAGTGGTCTGTGGAATGGCATGAAAGACATGTGGGAGAACGTTACGGAGTGGTTTAGCGATAAGCTGAGCGCTATCCGCAGCCTGTTCTCCAGTCGCGCTAGCCGCCACGCCACAGGTTCGGTTCGCCGTTATGCTGCTGGTGGGGAAGATCATTCCCCGCAGATCGCAGCTGGTGGCGAATGGCGTGTATGGGCAGAACCCGAGACCGGCGGCGAAGCCTACATCCCTTTGGCTAATGACTACCGGCGTTCCCGCGCTGTGGCGATTACTGCCGCGGTGGCGGACCACTTCGGTTATAGTCTGGTGGATGCTAAGGGGAAGGGCTTCGCCCCGGTAGCGAAGGGCAGCCTAGGTCCTACGGATGTGCGCGCTTTCGCCGAGGGCGGCATCACCATTGAGGACCTGGATACGTTTGCTTCCGACCTGGAGGGCAAACCCTACGTGTGGGGCGGCGTCCATTGGGGTGACTGTAGTGGTGCCATGTCAGCGATTGCCCGCTACACCGCGGGGGTTGACCCTTGGGGCGGCCGGTTTACGACCGCATCAGAAAAAGAAGGCCTGGCCGCCCTTGGGTTCCTTCCCGGTCTGGGGCCTTCTGGGTCACTGCAGATCGGCTGGTATAACGGTGGCGCAGGCGGCGGACACACCAGTGGCACCCTCCCGTCCGGCACTGCTGTTGAGATGGGTGGCGGCCGCGGCAATGGACAGTTCGGTGGCAGTGCGGCACCTGCTAGCCATCCCCAGTACACGGATCATGCGCATGTGCCGGCGGAGTTTTTCGCCCCGATCAAGGTGCCCCGCATGGGCGGTTTGGGCGATATTGATTTCGGCCACACCACCACTGATGGGGCTTCCGCCAGTGCTGTGGAGACCACTGACCCGTCGGGCGATAAACTCAAAAAGTTCCGGGCGTCGGGTAAGTCTGACCCGGATTCGTATGTGACCGGGGCGAAATCAGATGGCCCATCCAGCATTTCGGAGATTGTTGCTGATTTCGCTAAGACCGCGGCGGCAGGCCACACCAAGGACCTGCTGGGGTTGGTGGGTGTGTCTGATGACATCCCGATGGTGAAGGCCTATAGCCAGTGGCTAAAAGCCCGGCAGAGCGTATCAAAGCGCTCGGGGACCGCCGCGAAGCAGAAAGAAATCACCAGCCTGTCCCAGGCTGCCGCGAGCGTGATTGACGCCGACCCGCAGGTGGATACGGTAGAGGTCACCGGCCTGGATCTGGTGGGCGGTCTCTCACCGATCAAAGCGCCAAAAGCCGATGACGGTGATATTGACCATGTGTATGTGCCAGGCGGCGGCGCTGAGCAGTGGCGCGGCATGGCCATGGCGGCGATGCGCCGGGTTGGTTTCGATGCTGACAATCCAGCGCAGGTTAACGCCATGATAAAGCAGATCCAGTCAGAGTCCGGCGGTGACCCGAATATTGCCCAGCAGATCGTGGATATAAATGGGTCCGGGGAATCAGCGGGTGTGGGATTGTTGCAGATCATTCCGGCAACCTACGCTGCCCACCGGGACCCCGAGCTCCCTAACGACCGCCGGAACCCGTTCTCGAATATGGTGGCAGCGCTCCGCTACTACCGCAGCCGGTACGGTTTCGATTTGACCACGATGTGGGGTCAGGGCCACGGCTATGCAGGTGGCGGGCTGGTGGAAGGCTCTGGTGGCCCTACCGATGATCTCATCCCCGCATGGCTGTCCAATGGTGAATTTGTGGTGCGTGAGGCGGCAACGCGGCATGCCAGGCCGCTGCTGGAAATGCTCAATAGCGATCCGCAGCACGCTAGGGCCATCACCCAAGCCGCTACGGGCACCCCACCGAACCCACCTGTAGACCCACCCGCCCCGGTGGAAGTGCACTATCACATTGAAACGAACAACGTGGAGGAAGGCCTGCGCCGGTCGGAGATGCATGCCCGGCAACAGGTCATGGCCATGAACGGCGCATAGCTGGTACACCGTTGGAAGGAGTTGGTTGGTTGTGTTGGATATTGGAACGCCCGCCCGCATCGATATCACGGACATTTACGGTCGCACGTGGACTGTTTCCGGTGCGGGTATGGGGGCGGAAGGTGTCGAGCTGGCTGAAGACCCCCAGGGCCTGTTTGATGAGGCGCCCATTTCAGGCATCTGGCAGCAATCCGCATTCCAGGAAGGCTCCACCTACCTAGGGCACACCATCGAGCCCATCGACTTGGTACTGGGATTCGATATTTACGGTGATGATGGTGACTGGGAAACCATCGAATCCCGTTTTTATTCGGGCTTCGCCCCGGACACCCCGGCCACTATCATGGTCACCACCAACGGTGAGTGCCGCACCCTAGAGGTTGTCAAGCTCAAGGAGAGTAAAACGCAGTCGAAGAAGGATCCGCGGCTTCTCCACCATTCCAAACTCATCCTGAACCTGCGTGCCCCGTTCCCGTTCTGGAAAGGGGACACGCACGTGGCGGCGTTCAAGGCTGCCCCGGGCAGCACCAGCGGCACACTGACGGTGCATAACCCCACCGACCGGCCTTTGTGGCTGCAGTGGGCGATGACCGCACCCGGCCAGTGGACTATCCCTGATTATGATTTCGCGGACCCCACTGGCCGCGATGGTCGGCGCACTATCACCACCCCACAACTCCGCCCCGGGGAAGACCTGACGATCGACACCTACCCACGCCACGAGCGCTACGTAGCCGCCAACGGATCCAATGTGGCCGGCCGGTTTGCCGGTGTGGATTTCCTCTACCCACTCCCACCCCACACACCACCCACCGTGATACCAGTCAAAGCCACCCTCACCGGCGGCGTGGAATCATCTATCCAGTGCCGCATGGTCGAATACTGGACCCGCCCGTGGGGCGGAAGGAGGCTCTAATGACCACCACTCCGCACCTGATGCCAGGCACCCAAACCCTCGACCAAACCACCCTAGACCGGCTAGAAGCAGCGTGGCGGAAAGGCCAAACCCTCAGACAAGACCGCATCCTAGCCCGCCGCACCCCACCTCTTATCCGGCTTTGGGATGGCGACTGGGGCCTCAAAGGCCGCCTAGTGGACGCCATTCACGCCAAATTCCAGTGGAAACTCAACGACACCGGGGCTGGTACTATCACCATTCCGATAGATCACTGGCTTGCCACCTGGGCCCTCGACCACCATAGTCGCCCCGCAAAAAATATCCACATCACCATGGACAAAGACGGGGCACGCTGGAGTGGCCGCCTGAAATCCACCCGCCTAGTAAAAGAACGCACAGGCCAAAGATACCTGGAGCTGAATTTCCTCCACGACTACGAAGAGCTCAAACACATCTATATTTGGCCCAATCCGCTCACCCCGGCAGCAGTCCAATTCCCCCGAACCTTTATGCTGCTTGGCCCCACCAGGTGGGCCCTCAAGACCGCCCTCATGCTCAATGTTTGGCGCTTGGAGGGCTCCGTGTGGGCGCTGCCCGACGACCCACTCGACCTTACCGAATGGACCGACACCTTCAACCCCCGCACCTGGTCAATTCAAGTCGCGCCGGGGCGGATCGGTGGTGATACCACCCCATGGGCCATTATTTCGTCGCGGATGAAAACGTGGCATGATATGGCGGCTAGTCCGCTGCGGCAGGCCCAGCTGATGGTGGAATGCCGCAGATACCTAGAAGGGGATCCACTGCCGTGGCCGGGTGCGAAAATCCGGCACGGGTGTTTGGTTATCGACATCGTGGACAAGTCCTCGTGGTTTGATCCTGAAGGCACTTCCCTGTGGGGCACCATCCGGGAAGGTTTCCTCCGCACCACCCAACAACTGGTTGGCCATAACGTGGACACCGAGCACACAGTGATCCCTAACCCAAATATCCCGGTGAAATACTCCGCCCCGAACTGGATCGGCACCATCCCCCAGTGCCCATACGTGCTATACCGGGACGCACCACTGACCGGCATAGAAGCCGCGGATTTCACCTGGGAACCCGCCACCGCAGTCCAAATCCTCACCGGCGGCCACTCCACCTACGGCGTCAACGAAGCCCTATCATCCCTAGTGACACTGGTCGGAAACTACCTGGGTATGTTTATCGCCACACCAACCATCGGCGTCATCGCCGACACTCTCCTCAAACCCTTCTACGAAGACACAATTCTCGCGTGGATGTCGCTAAAATCAATCCAGCGTAGCCGCACCTTAGGCTGGTCAAAATACTGGGAACACTTCGCCGAAGGGGCAGACCGCGGCTATACGCTTTCCGCCCTGGCCGCACTCCGGGAGGGGTTTTGGGACACCCGCGAAAAAACCTCCCACAAACTCACCCTCGGCGACGGCGCCCCCTGGTTCATCGGCGACCGCGGCCAAGGTCACTTTTTCCTGGGCGACCGGATCGGCGCCACCATCAAAGGTATCCCCGGCGACCAAGTAGTCGTCGAGCAAGTCACTGAAATCACCTACGAACTAGACCGCGACACCCGCGGTTGGGCGTGTGTCTGCGGTGACCCCCAGGCCCAGCACTCACCCCTGGAACAAATCCTCACCAGAGTGAAATCTTCCATGAGCAGTATCCATGATCTAGGAGTCATCTAATGCCTATCCCTCTCCAAACTGCCTGCGACCCGGCATCCCCCGAAGAACACGCCCTCTGGGCCCTCGTCGGTCTGGCTGGCCCCGCCGCATCCGCCCCCCTCGTAGTCCCCACCAGCACGCTTAGGCAATGGTCAGAACACCTCTACCGGTGCGGCTTCCGCCACCACCCAGAACTCCAGGAAATAAAATACGTGCCGCCCCGCGGCCCCCATGATTGGATCACCGCAGCCGGCGGCACATGGGTAGACATCAACCAACCACTACCACCAGAGGTAACCGCCCCGGATATCTCCCACCTGTCCATGGCGGAAAAACGCGCCCTGCTCGACCAGCTCACCACAGATCTCACACCTAAGGAACCCGCCACACGGCAGGAGGCGACAGTAAGCTATGACTGACCCAAAGGCCCTCATCGAAAGCGGCGACTACCCACTAAAAACCCCCGGGGACACGCTAGTAGGGGCCCAGGTCAAAACCATCACCCCCTACACCGAGCAAACCGTCAAAGACCGCGCCCGCCGCCAGGCCCTCGAAGCCATGCCCTTCGGAAAGAAAGGTTTGCCCGAGCTCATGGCCGACCTGGGAAAAACCGTACTCAGCGGCATCGCCGACATCTTCCGGGCTCTCGCCACCGGCGCCACGTTCGTCGTTAAGACCGGCTTGGAATTCATCGGCAGCCTACTGGGCCGGGTCTTCGACGCCGTGGGGAGCCTCATCAAACCGATGCAGAAAGAAATTAAAACCGGGCTCTCCGGCCAGCTCGCCCTCAACGACCGTATCGACCTGCTCGACGGCGCGCCGGGCTATGTGTGCGCTTATCAGACGGTGAATTTGAATAGTGCCTGGCAGGCAAATACGGCGCGGACTTTGCCCTTTAAGGGGCAGGTGGGGCCGGCAAAGAACGCGCATCTTGATACGGAAAACGGCATGATTGTGCTGGACGCCAAAGGCTTGTGGACGTTTAACGCCCGTTGCCATATTGGGAAAACCATTTATACCGGCTGGGGCTATTGTGATGTGAATCTTCTGGTGTATACGCCTGAGGGGCAGTTGTACCACGAGGTGGCTGCAACTTTCGAGACTCCGCAACAATATGCGCAATCACTGGTGCTGGCAACGGAACCGGTGGTGGTTGACCGGCCTGGTTATAAGGCGAAGATCCAGATCTACATGGCGAACTGGCGAACGTGCTACGGCGGCACCCGCTATTCCAGCTTTTCCGCGATTCGTCACTCTCACGAGGTGGAGAACCTTGGTGAGCAAACTGTTCGAGACGAAGTATAAAACCGACAACAAGGAGGAAAAAATATGCGAACACTCATCATTGATCTGCGTGACGTGGGTGGTAAACCCCACCCTGAGGACTACGTGCTCTTGCAAGCACCAGCGCTACGCGGGTCCGTTGAATCCACCGGAGCCGTCATCATGACCGCCCCGGTCCATGTTGATCTGACTGATGGCAAAGCCGAAATCCAGGTGGAACCCGGCCCGCTGCTGGTGCAGATCCGAACCCAGTCCGTGCGTGACTCCGGCCCGCTTGAGGTCATCGTCCCTGAAGGCACTGGCCCTGTATCACTGCGTACATGTATTGAGCGTAGCTTCCAATACCGCCCAGCGGTGGAGTCAGCAGTGGCGGCGGATGCTGACCGCGCCTATGCTGCCTGGCAGGGTGCCATCACTGCGGAGCGCGCTGCGGCCCAGTCCGCGAAGGCGGCAGCCACTGCTGCGGAAAATGCTCATGCTGCGGTGCAGCCGACGCCTCCCGCAAGTGCCACTGTGCAGGGCAAGATTCAGCTTGCTGGTGACCTGACCGGCACCGCTGCCGAGCCTAAGGTTATTACTGCGGGAGACGTGGATTTCAGTATCCATCATGATGCGCCACGTGCCGCGTTTGTGAAGACTCGGGCGGATGGGCAGATCGCTATCACCACGCCCTCGATCACTAAGCCGGCTCATGCAACCAACAAGGACTATGTGGACAAAGCCGATAACAAACTCCGGCTGGAGAAAGCGGACAAGGAGCACACGCATCAACTCCGTGATATCCAGGGGCTTCCCTCGGCAGCATCAACGTTCCTGACTCCTGGCCAGGCTTCCCTCATGATTCGTAGTGATACTGGTCATGCGGATATTAGTGATCCCGTCACCGCCGCCCATATTGCTAATAAGGGCTATGTTGATACCAAAATCAAGGAGGTGAATCGGCGCATTGATGTGCCGGAAAATGATGATATTGTCCGCTGGGATGACGGTCAACTTGTCTTCACCCGGATTGGCGCTATGGTGTGGGCCGTTGTCGGGGCTGCTTCCGCTGGTGTGAAAGGCACCCTCCCGCCGAAATTACGCCCAGTGGCCCGGGATGTAGATTTCTTCCTCACCAGCCCAGAGAAACGCAGCACCCCCGGTTGGTGCACTATCACGAAGGAAGGCGTGGTGAGCGTGAATTTCTCGGACCCTGCAGCAAAGACTGGGTACGGCATGGGCATGTACATCCGAGATTTCGCCGTTAACTAACAAACAAACTGGCACGAATGCGGAAACCCGCGGCCCCTCAAATGTGAGGCCGCGGGTTTTCTAATACAAAAACAATTTCGAAAGGAGACTCTTCATGTCGAAACCAGATAATAATCATACACCAGGCGGTGGCCAGCTGATCCCTATTACGAACATGGGGGAAGATGTCCAGGCGGTGTTGGGGCGTGACCTTCATGGTTTTCTGGAAGTGAAAACCCCCTATAAAGATTGGTGGCCGCGAATGGTTGCCTACGGTTTTGAGGAGGGGGTGGACTATGCGCTCAAAAATGAGCATTCGGCGTCACCTGCGGGAATGCCGTCTCGGCCGCGGTTGAATCATGTTGTGTCTTTGGACATGGCAAAGGAGATTGCCATGATCCAGCGCTCCGCGAAGGGTAGGCAAGCCCGCCGCTATTTCATCGATGTGGAAAAGCGTGCCCGCATGGCGCCGGCGTTTGACCCGTCGCAGTTGACCCGATCCGAGATTCTTTTAATTGCGCTCAATGCTGAAGAGGAACGCCTGGCCTTAGAGGCTGCTAATAAGCAGCTCCAGCCGAAGGCGGATGCCTACGACTGTTTTATTGATTCCACCGGCTCCTACAGCATGGGCACGGTGGCGAAAATGCTAGGCATCGGCCAGAACACGCTTTTCCGTGAGCTACGGAACCGGGGCATCTTGATTACTAAAGGCGACATGCGGAACACCCCATACCAACGCTACGCAACCTATTTCGAGGTGAAGGCCGGCGGCTATACCCGTTCGAACGGCACCCAGGTGGTAACGCACACGACTCGTGTCCGCCCCCGGGGGATTGATTTCATCCGCCGCACACTGGGCTTGCACGGTGCTCACCCCATGCTGCCTATGACTTTCCAATAAGGAGAAAACATTGTTAACAATTCTTGATTACAGTGCTGGCGTGCCGCCAGCTGCGGCGATTCGCGCTGCTGGCCATGATGGCGTGATCCGCTACATCAGTCCACCCAGGGCCAGCTGGATGCTAGGTAAACCCATCCAGAAGGCTGAACTCGGTGACCTCCAGGCGCATGGCCTGGGGGTCGCTTTCATATGGCAGTTCGGAAAAGAAGATGATTCCGACGTGATGCGCGGCTATAACGGTGGTTTGGCCGATGCCCAGGCGGCCCAGCAGAAACTCGACGAGCTCGACTGTTCTGAACATCCCGTGTTCTTTGCGGTGGATTTCCCTATCAGCCTTGACGAGTGGAACGGCGTTGCCTCCGAGTATTTTCGTGCCTGCTGTGAAGTCTTGGGGCGTGAACGAGTCGGTATTTACGGGCATTCCAGGGTGATCGCTTGGGCTGCCGCAGATGCGCTTATTGCTGACTTGGGCGGCGGAAAGTTCCTGGCGTGGCAGACTGCGGCCTGGAGCGGAGGCGTCCTATCCACGGAAGCAGTGCTGTACCAGCGCCCGGGTAGCGAGACCGTGGGTGGTGTTGACTGCGATATCAATTTTGCGCTTGCCGACTACTGGGGCCAACACCCAAACAACACCGCATCACGCCACGCCCCCGACCCAGTACCCGAAACCTTAGCCCAAGAAGAAGGAGAAACCATGGAAACAAGAATCCGATACGATGCCGATTTCACCGCGGACATGCCCGGCGTCGGCTACCGCTCCCTCGATGCTATTCAGTCGATCTGTGTCCACACGGTGGAGTGCCCGCCGGAACGTGATGGTATTGCCGTCGCCCAGTGGCAAACGAATCCAGCTAATGGCTCTAGCTATAACGTGCTCGCCGGCGCCGAAGGCAACCTCATTTTGTGCAACACGGATGATTTCATGCCGTACGCAGCAGGCCCCACCGGTAATGCTCGCTGCCTGCACATCAGTTTGACCGGCTACGCCAGCATGAGCCGCGAAAACTGGATTGACGACGACGCAAAGCTGCGGCGGACCGCCGAACAAATCGCCAGCTGGTCGCAACTCTACGACATCCCCCTAGAGTTCATCGACGCCGATCAACTCCGTACCGGGGCTCGTGGCGTTCATGGGCATGCGGAAATCTCTGAGGCCTGGAGGGAAGTCGATCACACTGACCCCGGCCCCGGTTTCCCGTTTGATGTCGTGCTGGCCTACGCCACCGAGCTCCTCGACTCACCGAACCAACCACAACAAGAAGAAGGAGAACCACGCATGGTGCGCTGGATCCTAGACCAACTAGTTGGTCCCGAATGGCAGGACAACAAACCACTTTTCACCGGCTGGAAAGCCACCGAAGGTAAAACCTTTGTCGACTTCGTGGCCGAAAAAATCAAGCTCATCCCGGAGATTGCCCGCACGGTAGCCACGCTACCGGAGCGCCTCGACCGGATCGAAACCCTACTCAAGGAAGGAAACACCAAGTAAAATGTGGAATAAAGCCTTTTGGATTGATGCTGGTAGCCGCGCCGTCAGGACTTTCGCCCAAGTCGCTATCCCAGCACTGCCCATCAGTATCTTTTCCCCCATTGACGTTTGGAAAGAATGCCTAGGGCTGGCAATAGCAGCCACTATCGCTTCCCTACTTACATCCATCTCTACATGGCGCATCGGCGCGCCGGGCATGGTGGCTATTGTTCCGCCGAGTACGCCTGCGACTGCTGTTGAGGCTACGCCAACACCGGCTAATACCACACCACCGGCTGCTATTGATACCCGTGCTCCGGCCCACCATCGGGAGGTGAAGGAATGGCCGACCAGCTAATCGCGTTCGTCACTGCGGTGGAGGCGCTGATCCGTAGTCTGGACCCCACCTTGGTGGCGGCAGTGGTCGATTCCGCGGCGGCCCTATCCTAGGACTGGAGGCCACATGGACCCAGTGACAGGGCTATCCTTATCGGGTCTAGGAATTACCGAAAGCATCGGCATCGCGCTCCTCACCCTGGTGACTACGCTGACTACTACAGTGATCGTGCAGAGAACCCTCTGGCGAACGAAAGCGCTGGAGTCGGCAGCGGCGCGTGCAGTTGCTGAGCGGGAAGCGGAAACAGCAAAGGCTCAGCTGGCGCAGAGCGAACTTCAGCTTACTCTCGAAGCCGGTAACCGGCTTCGAGAAGACCTTTGGCGGAAGATCGAAAAGTTGGAAACCCAGCAGGCTGAAATGGAACATACTATTGATGCGATGCGTTCTGAACGTATACTGGATGTACAGGTAAGGCTAACGCTCCGTACGTTGCTGGAAACTTATCCGAACCCGCCTGGTCGGCCCGCCATCCCTTCAGCTGTGGAGCGCGTCCTTGCTATTAGTGAGGACACCGACAACTTAATCCGAGACCGCGACAGTCGGAGATGATGATATTGATTACATTTCAGTAATGTAAACAAAATGGGAAAGTGGGACATCAGCTAGACCACAATACGTTTCAATCAATGTAAATTACCTGTTAAGAAATATCAATGTTAGAAGTCACCGACTTCTTTGCAAAATAAGGCCCCCACGTTCACCGTGACGTGGGGGTTCTTCTTTTTTGCCCTATGAACTGCGTAAAATAATAAGCGACAATAAACGACACACTGGGACATGGGTGTAAACCTGCGGACCACACATAGACCGCAGGACCGCCCATGGACCACTCACAATCGCAGGAAACCCCCTCATGCCCCCCGCCCCTAAAAAACGCCTCTTCGGCACAATAGCACGCCTATCCTCCGGTAAATACCGCGCCCGCTACACCGGACCCGACGGCAAAAAATACTCCGGCCCCCACCCATTCTTCACCAAAGACGATGCTGGTGCTTGGCTCCGCCAAGAACAAAAACTCATTGAGTTCGACGAATGGCAACCCCCACACCTCCGGTACCGGACGAAAGAAGACGCCACCCGAACCGTCGGCGAGTGGCTATGCCAATGGCTAGACCTTCAAGAAAAACGCCTAAAACCCTCCACCATGGACAACTACCGTGCAGTCCTAGGTCGCCGCATCCTGAACACCACGGGCAAAGCCGGAAGACTACGCGATATCCCCTTGGTCAAACTCACACGCAAAGACGTGATCGCGTGGTGGGACGCAATAACTATCAAGCATGGATACCAGTCCTACAACCGCGCCGCCTACTCATGCCTCCGCACCGCTATACAAGCAGCAGTAGATCGAGATCTGATCCCCGCCAGCCCGGTAGATGTACCAGACGCCCGACGCCGCCCTAAGCCAGCACGAAAAGAACTTCCCACGGTCGCCACCATGCAGAAAATTATCGACCAACTGAAACCGCCACACCGACTGATAGCAGTCCTCACCTTCTTCCACGGCATGCGCATAGGAGAAGTCTTAGGCCTCAGGCGTAAAGACATCACCATCACAGGTGACACTATACTGATCCATATCAGGGGCAACGCCTACAGGATCGCAGGGAACATGACCTACCAGCCCACTCCCAAAACCAGCGCCAGCCACCGTACCATCCCCGTCTTTAAAAAATTCCACCAAGATATCATCGACCACCTGGACACCATTGGCGACAGCCCCGATGCCTTCATTTGCACTAGCAGCACCGGAAGAATCATCTCAGATACTTTTTACAGGTCCGTCCTCCACCGTGCTAAAAACCGCGCCGGGATCACCGAGCGTATCAGCCCGCACTATGGCAGGGTGTGGCTTATCACTACATTGGTGGAGCAGGGTATGACGATCCCCGCTATCGGTGAGCTGCTAGGCCAGGTGGACCTGAAGGTCATCACTGAGATTTATATGCGCACTTCTGATGCTAGGCGGCAGGAGGCATTGCAGCGGGTGAATGACTTGCTCATGGGCCCATAATGTAAAACCATTGGTAATAATATAACTATCTGGCTATATTATTACCAACGATGTTACTTTCCCTTGAATAGAGGGGACTGGTTTCTTATTTTGAGGTTTGGCCATATTTTCAGGCCTTCAAAAATAAAACCGCAGGTCACGCTTTTTTAGTGGGGTTTCGTGAAAAATAACCCGGGTAAGGGTCAGAAAAGAATGGGTTCGGGTTGGGTGGTGTTGGGTGTCCATTGCGCGGTGTGTTTTTTGGTGACTTGCAGGTTGGGGATGGTGAGGTTGCTTGAGTAGATGATTGATTCGGCGCCGACATGTTGGTGGTGGGCTGTGTGGGCGATAGGGAAGATTGCTGCTCGGGCGTGGTGGTAGAGGTCTTCGGTGATGAAGGGGTCATCATCGTATGTGAGCATCCAGTAAAACGTGGCGTCGGCTAGTTTCTTGGCGAGCGTTTTGTGTTGGGGTTCATCAAAGGCGTGGAGGTAGAGGCCTTCGCCTTGGCCTAAGTAAGGGGGGTCAGCGTAGACGAAAACGTTTTCACCGTGTTCTTCCATGGTGGTGAGGAAGTCTATGCCTTCTGATTCGGTGATGGTGATGTTGTCTGCCATGGCGGCGATAGTGCGGATGCGGTGGCTGAGGTTATCGCGGTTGAATCGGGCGTCGATTTTCCATTTGCCGGTTTGTTCCATACCTCCGATAGGTCGGGCACCTAGGATACCGGATCGGCATGTGCGGTTGAGGTAGAAGGTGGCGAACCCGAGTGTGAGGTCATCCTTGTCTTGGGGCGTATCGTAAATGTTTTTATAGTGTTTCCATGCATCAATGTTGAGTTCGCAGGTGGCAATGAGGTCGTTGAAGTCTTCAGGTTTTTGGGTGATTGCCCGCCAGAATGCTGCGATACCGCGGTTAAGGTCGTTGAGATAAACATGCTCGACGATCCCTTCGTGGAGGAGTTTTAGCGCAGCTCCTGCACCCCCGGCAAAGGGTTCCGCATAGTAGCGTGGTGGTATTTGTTGGGCGTTGATGAGCGAAGCGATATAGGGGGCAAGTTTCGCTTTGCCGCCTGGATACCGGAGTGGGGAAATAAATCTCATAATATTCTATTGTGCCCGAGAGCGTCGTTGATGGCCACCAACACTTCCCGAACTTGGGAGTTGTATTTTTCTACCTCTTCAATATTGGTCACCACATTGCAGACGTGCACACCTGTTTGGAGGATTTTTGGTGGGGTGTTATTGAATTTTTGATACAAGGTCTGCAAAGGTGTGTGATTTTGAACCTGACCTGAGTTGTTGGATGCTTCTGGATTAATGTGCTCTAAGACCAACAACACGCGCTGACAGATATCCATGCCGCGTTCAAAAGTGAGGTTTCGTTCTTTTGCATAGTAGTGGCAGCCTAAATCTAGCAGGATCCTGTATGTGGCGAAAAGGATTTCCGGGTAATTATGGATGGTGAGTTTTTGTGCTTCTCGCACCATTTGGTTAAGTTTGTCCCCTAAATTGCTTGGCGTGAATCCTGTTAATGCTTTTTGTTTGTTTTGTTTGGTGCGGGTTTGTTGCTTCTTCGTTGCTAGTTCCATTAGCGCTGTTTGCGTACCGGCAGGTGATGGGGCTTGTGGTGTTTCGTTAGATTGTTTATCGACAGCTTGCGGAATCTTGGCGTCTAACTCTACTTTCTCGTTGGGTGTCTTTGATGATTCGTGTTGTTTTACGATTGATTGAACGAATTTTTTAATCCCCAATTGTTTGTTGAGGTCGCGGGAGTTGGCTTCTTTGTTGGCGAGTGCCTCGCAAATACTTATCACGATGTTATGAACATATTTTTCCCCATAAGGACTGCGGAGTATGGTGCCGCTGATGGTGATGCCGGTTATTTCTTCAAAAAATGAGCTCGTGATGATTCGTTCCAGGTTTGTGTACCCACGCTCGTGGACGCGATCAATAACATCTGCGAACCCTTCATACTCATCTCGTAAGTTGATCGCTGTGTAGAAAAACGCAAGAGTTTTTGGGCAGTTATTAGGGTTACGGTTGTATTCGTCTCTGTCTTTTTCGAAGGCTCCCCAGGGCTTCATGGCCGCCCCACCTTGCCCACTTGCGTGTTTGAGTGTGATCCATGGTGCGGCATCTACTCGGTGCTTAAAGATCACGGCCCTTACTTCGGTGATAGGATTATGCCCCTTCACTATGTTTTCAGCTTGCGTCTGTTGCCTTTCGCTCAGTAGCTGGAGTGTTGGTTTGTGTTGTTGTAGTAGCCGTAACGCGAATAATCTACGGTTCCCTTCTAGAACGATGTACCGGTTTCCGTGGTTAAGAAGGAGAATATTTTCAGAGGGAGACAGCTCTCCATACTTTACGATGTGTTTTAGCAGTTCAATACAGCTTTGCCATTCCGCTCTAGCCATTTCTCGGATCAGTTCATCTTGAGAAGGAGTTTCGTTCGCTAGAGTTAATCGGGCGTTTCTATCATCGAAATCTAAGAGATCAACCTTAATAATTTCCGGCATGTTAACCATGGACTAAGTTTAACTGTAAAAATGGTAAACCGTTATGAAAAACCAAAAATGATATGGAGATTTAACCAAAGAAAACCCCCGGAAGCCCGGGGGTTTGTTGCCTTATTGTGTCGTTTTGATTGGTGAGCCGGGGCGGTTAGCGTGCCAGGTTTTCACCTCCTCTGCGTCCCATAGGGGTGTGCGGCCATCGAGGTGTGCGACTGGTTGGGGTGTGCGGCCGCCTGCGTGGTAGTTCGCCCAGGTGCGTGGTCCGATACCGCAGCAGGTGGCGCAGTCGATGACTCGCCATAGCACCCGGCCTGTGGCTTGGTCGGTGATGATAGGGATTACCGTCATTGGTCGAATTCCCGTGCTAGCAGGGTGATGATGCCAATTGTGTAGATCAGTAGCCATAGTGGGTTCGGCCGGGTGTAGAGGAACACCGCAACGGCAACTGAAATGCCCCATCGGATTGATGTTTTCACCATTGTCTCCTTGTAAGAAAGGGTAGTGTGGAGGGGTGCCCCCCGCCCCATATATGCCATGGGGCGGGGAGGCTACTTCCGCTTTCCGCGCCGGTATCGCTTCACGCCTTTCCGGTGCTTCCCAGGCTTACCGCCTCTTGGGAAAAACCAGGCCAGAAGGCCGAGAATAATACCAGCTGCTTCCCACGGACTGGGGGAGCGCCAGGGTGACATGTCATCACCTCCCTCCACTATTGAGTTCTCCCTGTTCCTTGGTGGAACACTACCCATTATACAGTTCTAGAACGTTACGTGTCAAGTGGGGGTATTATAAAAAATAACCCCCACCCTCGTGATGAGGATAGGGGACTTGGCTTATAACAATCTAGCTATAAAAACCGCGCCGGGGATTAAGAATATCTGCGATCCATCCAATCATGAACAACCCCATTGTGCATGTGTATAGAACCCCTTTGCCGATTTTCCCTACATAGTAGTGGTGCAACCCGATGTAGCCACCAAAGAAAAGGCAAAGAAGATAGACCGTGTAGCTCTTGTTGCGTGGTGCTACGCCAATGGTTGGTCCGACGTGAACGTGAACGGTTTGCTGATTTTGCTGGGTCACGTTGTTTTGGTTCTGATTCCAGGTCTGTGGTCCTTGGGGCCCTTGAAAATTGTTGAAGTCATTAGGCCCTTAGGGACCATAGTTGTTGGACATGAAAATCCTCCTCGAAATTTAAGTAAATATTAAGAATCAGGCTGGTTGTGCCTGTAGCGAGCATTGGCGTGTAGTTCGGCCTGATCTGTAGAGTCGCCACCAGGTTTTTAGCATGTGTGGGGTGACTCCTAGTTCGGCGGCTATTGCTGCTGGTTCGAACTCGGTTTCGTAGGCTACACGCTGCACTGCTGCTTCATTGAGTAAGTGGTCGGCTGCCCATTCGTCCGCTTCCCGTTCTGCCTGTGGCGTGGAACAGTCATGGGCGTAATAGGCGTGTCCGAGTTCGTGCGCTACCGCACACGCTCGCGTGACGGGATCGAGCCCAGCCCGAACATAAACTGCCCGGCCGGGGCGGTAAAACACCGCATTGTATGAGGTATCTAATCGTCTACTTTCGACGACCGTGATACCCATGGAGAGAGCCAAATCATCAATAGGTAGATTCATTTATCCCTCTATTTCTATTATGGGGAAGGTAAATGAATTATAGGCAAGGGTTAAGGTTTTTCTCAATAAAGTGAGATATTTCCCACGTTGATATTCGAGGGGAAAGTATAAAAAGAAATTTATAGATACACGTAATTGACCGGTTTTGGCCGGAATTAGGGGGTATTTTCTTCCAATGGCGGCGTGCGCTTCTGAGCTGCGAATTTGACTTTCCCCGCATTGATCTGCTCAATGATTGCATCATGATCCACCTCGGCGGAAACATCCGGCTTGAGCTCAGGTTTTAGTTCATTTGCTACGTCATTGCGGGATGGGGTGTTGCTTTGTACTACGGAATCGAAGTTTTCTTCCCATATGTCGTCTTTTGAATCGACTCGCCTGGCTAATTCTCGAATTAGTTGACGGTCGGTGAGTAGCTGTGCGACTGAAGTTTCATTGATTCCTATCGCTTCTTTGGCTGTGATGTATCCAGTGGCGACCAGCGCCTTGACGGGGGACTCCCCATAGCCACGAGCGATAGCGATGACGACTTCAGCAGTAAAAACCCCCTTATTGATTTGCCGATTCACTGTTGCTACAGAGATTTGAGAGCGATTGGCAATTGCTCGCCCACTTGCATCCCCTGCTAGCCCTTTGATCCATTTTAGGTGATCTGTCATGCGTTCCATTATCCACTACATAGCATTATTGCGCAAGTTGGGTCGGCCCATTTAAGTGCGTAAATGATGAAATTTGTGTATCCACTTGCGCATATTGGACGCTATGTCTTATAGTGATTCATGTAGCGCAAATTGAATCACTGGGAGGTGGATATGCGGTACAAATTGAGCCCCTTAGTGCTCGACAAAATTCGGTCTAACCGTGGTTTTTCTTCAGACGCCCAGTTAGCCCATGAGGTGGGTGTAACGGTAGGGACAATTAGCAATATTCGCAGGGGCGCTACCCCCAGCTTTAAAACCGCGATCAGGCTGTTGGAATTGGCTGATATCACCGACATGCGTGCAGCCATTGTCAAAGTTGCAGAGGCCCCTGCTGCGTGATTCGCGCCGGGGCGTCGTAAAGCAAAGAAAGGAAAAGGGAAAATGACGCAGTTTTTTATGAAACGTCTGCGTATGTTGTCTGGGCCACCGGTTTTAGCGAGTGTCCGAAAGGTCCCGGTCTTCGGGGAACACAATATCGTTACTGTAGACCTCGATTCGCCGGTGTCCGTACCGGTTACCCGAATGAAGGAAATCGAGTACCTCGTCGAATTCATCCTCCGTCAGATTGCGTCTGAAATAGGAGTTCGGGACTTCCGGGATGAAAAAGTCGATTTCATCCTCAGCAGTCACGTAGGTCGGGTCAAATCCTTCAACGCTCAGGTGGAACGGCACACCATCCTTGTCCAGCTGGTTGATACACCAGCGGAGGAGGGGGAACGCCCAGTCCGTAATCTCGTATTGGTCCATATTGATTTGAAGTATCCACGTTTGGTGCATGTACGCAGAATACTGCGAAAACTACGAGTTCGCTGGGTAATGGCTAAAGACGTGTTTGGCGGTAAGGACTTTGTCAGTGTGAAAAATATTGATAAGGGGAAAGACTCCGATGCGTGAGGTAATGATTGCCCCGCAGTGGCTGACGGTCAAGCAGGCTGCGGAGTATATGCAGGTTAGCACGGATACGGTGGAGAAATTAATTGCGGAGAAAGCGTTGGTGGCGACGTATTTCAGCCAGCGCACCCGGCGGATCAACCGTGACTCGATCGAAGCGCTAGCGAAGGAAAATCTGGTTTAGAAGGAGTTGATTGTGATGGGTGAAGATATTGATCTGGAGAAGGAAATGCGCTTCCTTGTGGGTTTGACGGAGGAGTTAGCTCCTGTCAAGGTGAGTGCCTTTCGAGATGCGTGTGTGCGTGCAGTGAAAAGTAAGAGTGGTAAGGATGAGGACAAAAGCCTTGATGTGCTGGCGCGTGATGCGTTAGCTGAACTTGGCCTGTCGGTAAGGGACCTGACTAAGCAACAGTTAGCTAGTGTTCGGGCGGCTTGTGGTATTTACCGATATGTCGCCGATGTTCTTAATGATAAGACGATCAACCTGGACGATCTGAAGGAAGCCGCCGGGGGTAAGGAAGACTCTGAGTCTGAGGGTCAGAGCGAAAGTGCTTCTGAAGAGTCGTTGGGTGATGTGCTGGTGGAGGTGTCCAACCCTCGTGTAGAGGTGCAGATCACCACGACAGGTGTGATGATCCGCCCGCAGACCGGGGAACAGCGCCTGTGGCTGAGTACCGCTGACGCGAAGTTCTTGGCGACGGTGGTCAATAACCGGCCGGGATTGGTGAGCGATACGTGGTTCACCAAGGGGGGTGAATAATGTCAGCGTTTTTCGATGGTTCCGTAGTTATCGCCGTGGCTGAGCGTGTACGAGATGACGCTATCGCGGTTTATCCCGGTTGGTGTTCTCCAAGTGATATGGAAGTCAAGGATAGTGGTGACGGTTTCCCCTTTGCCCCCAGAGACATATACCCCGGATCTACTACGGGGCCACTGGCTGGGGTGCTTAGCGACTTCATCGAAATGTTCTTGAAGCACGCCGCTGATGTCGAAACTAATCTCATCAAAACCGGCCACTTCCTTACGGAAACAGTGCGCTACAGGACTGCCTTCACGCTTGACGAAGACGGCAACGTTAAAAGCATCATGGGGGCTGCCATTCCGAACAGTGACGGCACCATTGTTGTCATCAATTTGGATTTGCCAGTCGTAGATGAGATTGTCCGTGGTTGCTGCGAGCGCCCGATCGCTGATCGTGTTCGCGTCTTCAGCCAGCTTGTTCGCTATTTCCGAGATGCGGTTGGCTTCCATAGCAGTATCGAGGCTTTCCCGAGCGGTTTCGTTAGCGGTTTCGGCAAGGCTATTGGCCTTCTTACTGATGCGATTCGCGTGTACCGCAAGCAGCAGGCCACCGGCCCCGGTGGCGGCTCCGATGATCCCAAGGATGATTGATGAATCCACGTGGCCTATTGAAGCAGACGGGGCGAATTGTCATAAAGCGAAACGGGGTTTTGTGATGTCACGTTACATGTCAACCCGGGAGGCAGCGGAGTATCTGCGGATTTCAACCCGCACGTTGCAGCGATATGCAAGGGAAGGGCGACTGTCTCGGATCCGACTTTCTCGGCAAAAGATTTTGTACATCCGTGCGGAGGTAGAGGAGCTGGTGGAGCGCAACACCTATCGCATCTAGACAGGCTATCTCAGCCCCGCTGCCGGCGGGTTATCCGGCACCAGGCCCATGAAATGGCCGCATCCTTCCGGGCTTCATATGGATGCTGCGGGTTCGACCCCCGCCATGGGCACCAAGCACCACGAGGTGTGGTGCGTAAACCTCTTCAAGAGAAAGGAATAACAATGATGAGTAGTGCGGATTTGGGGGCTGGTGTGGTGAGCATGCCTTTGGGGTGTGACGGTTCGCTGGTGCAGATTCACCTGCACGTTCACGCAGATGCCGATCAGGATTGCACGATCGACCTGGTGACCACGGGTGAAGGGATTCAGATTCGGCTGCGGGGCGTGTACCAGGATGCGCTGCGGCTGGATGATGAGGATCAGGCTTCTGTTGATGTGGATGATCCGATTGATATTGATGTGGATGATCTCCTGAAGCATTGGGATGACGAGGGTGATGGCGATGATGATGGTGCTGCCGCAGGGGAGGCTGCCCAGGGTGACTCGTATCCCGCTCTGAAGCCGTTACCGCAGGATGATGCCACGCACGTGTACCTGGGAAAGCTTTTCGACTGGACTGTTGCTGAGCGTGTCGATGATGGTGTGGCTTTCACCCGTGGTGAGCGTGAACTGTTTCGGGTGCCGGAGGAGCGGTTCGAGGAGATGCGTAACTTGTTTGTCCTGGAGGATACCGGCCTTATCACTATGCATGTTGATGGTTTCCGCATCGTCCGTGAGGACTGGGATGCGTGCATCTTTGATGGTGACATCTTCTTTGAGGCGATCCCGGCTGAAAAGTTCGCCACGCTGACTCGCTTGTTCACGTAGCGGCCGGTTTCACCCCACCCCCTTGATAATTTTGGTCCCCCGCTGGGGAAGGCGGGGGACTGCATAAAACACATTCCCAAGACCAGAGAAAGGAAAAGAAATGTCCTGGAAACGTATCGGGCAGTCTACCACCTATGAGGCCCACCTGGCGTATAAGTCGTTACGCCGTCACGCTGCGGGTAAGAAAATGACCGCTGCTGGGCGGCGGGCGATGTTGAACATGGGCTACATCGACGAGGACGGTGCGATCACCGTAATCGGCAAGCATGTGCTCCGTGGCGGCGACTAACCGCTGTGGCGCAATTGAAATGAAAGAAGGAAATGATGACCGAGATTGATAAAGGGAAAACAATCATGAGCCAGCTGCAATTGAAGCTGCGGATCCGGCTGCGGCCGGGTGTGGAGCGAATCGGCGTTTTCGGTGCTTTCACCGGCCAGTCGTACCCGGATTTGTGGGAAGTTTTGTGGGGCGGGGAGCTCATCGCCTCGTTCCGTAGCTGGGGTGATGCGGTGGCGTACGCCCACATGAAACTGGTTGCGGCCCAGCAGGAACGATATATGGCGTTAGTGCGGACCGCTACTCGGCCGCCCCGCCGGTTGGCACTGGAGGCTGCATAATGACGAATCTTAACTATCTTGAGGCGGATGCGGCACTGATTGCGTCTTGTCTGCCTGAGGAAATCGCCGACGAAATCACCAAGGAGCAGCTGCCACTGTTCTACACGTATGCGCTGCTGATGCGTGCGAAGGGCGTCGATACGCAACTGGAGGATGTACATGATGCGTGGGCGGCTTGGGCGTCTGCTGCCCGGCCGGACCATCCTGCGTTGGTGCCTTTTGAGGAGCTCACACCGGAGATTCAGGCATTGGATCGGCCTTTTCTTGATGCTATCCGGGAGGCCGCGTTGGTTCGAAAGGAGGGCGTAACGGTATGGCTGCGCCAAGATTAGATCAGGAGTTACTACAGAGCCTCAACGGCGCCTGGAGCGGTATGGAGCGCGCTATGGCGTGGCAGCAGGAAGTAATCAAAAAGCTGATGGACCGCTCGGCATCGTTGGATGCGCTGCATAAGGCGGTGGATGCCACGGACCACATCAGTAAGCTGCACACTGAGCTGGATCGAGTAAAGCGTGATCGGGATTCCTTGCGCATCGAAAACCGCCAGCTGGAGCAGCGGTTGGCTGATGCGGTGCATTCTCGTGATTGGGATGAGCTGAGTGGGCTTGCAGAAAATGCTCGGGAGAAAGTTCTGGAAGTGGCGGATTTGGTGGCGGGGTCCGGTGCCGCAGCGACTTCGGCACCAGCATTGACCGAGTTGATTACTCGTATGGGTGCGGTGACCGCGAAGCTGCGGGAGATCACCGGGGCTAGCGCTGGGGCTGCTGCTGCCGATACTGGATCGGGGAGCGATCATGCCTGAGAAGATGCCGGCACGATCGAAAATCGTGGTTGATGTTCGGGAGTTGCAGCGTGCTATCCGGGCGGTGGTCGGGGTGACGGAGCGCAAACCAGAAATCTATGATGTGGTGCGTCTTATCACCTACGCCGGTAGCCTGCTGGTGGTTGCTGCGAATCCTCAGCATGTGGTGCAGGCCTATGTGGGCGCTTATTTTGATGATGTGGAAGATGCCCACCGGGTGGTAGAAATCACCACGGCTAGCGCCAAGCTGTTTCTGAAATTGAAGCCGGATAAGGAAGAAGACGACGCAAGGGCTGCTATCTTCATCCGTGACGAGGAAGTCCAACTTCAGGACCTTTCCGGCACCTGTGGTGACCTGACGGAGGTGACCGCTGCCCGGGCTGATTCGGCTTTCACCACAGATGTGGCGCAGTTGTTCGACCGGGTGCGTGCCGAGGCCAAGGTTTGCTCAAACGACCGCGTCGGGGAGGCGGGTGAGCCGATCATGTTCACCTCCGCCCAGGCTGCCGCGCTGGGTGCTGCGGCGGGACAGTTTGATACAGATATTATCCCGGTGCCGCTCGCAACCCAACACCACCGCGCCAGGGTGTATGTCGCACTGAAGGATATGTTCGAGTCGTATTCCTTCGTGCCCGCTGACCGCGGCGTTCAAGAGCCCCTCCCGGGGCTCCCCGGCGCGGCCCCGGAGGGGTCTAACGTTGGGGCGGAAGCTGATATGGGATCGGCGGACGTGGTGCGTGATGGTGATGGGTTCGAGTACGACACGGTGATTGATGGGGCGAAGGTTCGGCGGTTGCGTGCGAATCCGACTGGGGGTGCGGTGTGACCGGTGGGATGTTGCCGTGTGGTGGTGATGCTGAGCTGGGTATCTGTCAGCAGCGTGATATGCAGGCGACCCCGGCCGCGCCGAGTCTGTGGGATCCGGCTGCGGCGGGTGAGCCGGTGGCGCGTATGCGGAAGCGCCACCAGCAGGCCAAGTTGCTATGTGCGCAGTGTCCGCTGCTTGAGGCTTGCGAACGGATGCTTTCCGATAGCGAGTGGCGTGGGGTGCGGGTTGCCGGTGTGGTGGCTGGCCGTTATTCGGATCGCCCCCAACCGCTAACCAGCAGCGATCCCTATCAGCTGTGTTGCCGCTGGTGTGGTGGGCCTATGGACCCGCAGGCCCTGGTGGCGGCCCATGCGCGGAAGAAGTGCTGTCATACACCGTACCAATATAAACAGCGCCACATGGGAGAAGGGTTATGTAACCGCTGCTATCAGGGACACTCAAGGGCGGCTCGTGCCGCCAGGGTAACCCAGCCGCCACGCCGCACCCGGCGCCGTCGGGCGAGTGCGCGTAAACCCGCCGCCTAGGCGGCATTGCAGGAACGCGCGTGATGGGTTGCGTTGCGCGCGTTTATATTTTTGAGATTTACAAAAACAGGAGAAAATCATGGCTTGGCTTAAAATGAGCGATACATTCACGACGCATCCGCTAATGATGCGATTACTTGGGATCTGCGAGGGGAATCACCAACTGAAGAATGAAGCATCAGGGGTGCTGCTGGATTTGGCGTCGATTTCGGCGGAACATCTGATGGACTACTACGTTGAATATGGCGCACTGGCCCAGGTAGCGCCGGGTCGGGAAGATATCATGATTGATCTGCTGAGTAGGTCAGGTTTGCTTTTTGAGGAGCAGCAGCCTGATGGGACATGGATGTTACGGCTTGTGGATGACCCTGGCCTCTTTCACATGCGGTCCCGGGAGGAGGTGGAGCTTGACCGTCGTCGGTCGAAGGATAAGCGCAACCCAGATTTGCTCATGCAAGTGCGGCTAAGGGATGGAGACCAATGCCGCTGGTGTGGAAAGACTGTCGATTGGCGAGACCGCCGTAGTCACCGGCGGGGCACATATGATTCACTTAATGGGCATCGGGACTCAACGGCAGAAACTTTAGTTGTTGCCTGCTGGTCATGCAACAGTCGGCGCGGTGCTGGCGAGGTCCTGGATCTGCAGGACCCGCCCACGCCCGAGGAAGTGCACTACAACAAATACAGCATCGAGTTCATCAACAACTCGCAGTACGCAAAGGACCACAATATTCACGTAGTGGCTAAGGAAGAACGCGAGAAACAGCACAAACAATCCACTCGCGCCTGGCGTGCCGCACCACAGCCTAAAGCAACGGTAGACGAAGCCAAGGCTGATACACATGATACGCCACCCCGGTTGAGCGATGCGACGCCTACGCGGTCCAATAATGTTTCCACCCCAGGTGGGTTTAGCGATCCGGTAGAAACCGCGCCGGACTGGGCGATGGGGGAGGAGCTTTCAGAAGCTCTAAGGGAATGCGCTTCGGTGTCGGTGGGGGGCTCTATCAGTGGTTCTGATCGTGAGCATGCCAAGCGGGTGAAGCCAGCGCGGGCGCGTCGCCGTGTCCAGCGTCGGCACCGTAAGCACAAGCGTGGGCGTGGGAAGCGGAAGTAGGGGTAAGTAGCTCACTAGGTAGACGAAGGTAGGTGATATAGCGTAGCACCGCGCATCGTTACCCGCTTCAGCAGGGCTGGGGCGGGTAGTTGGCGTGCGTGCGGCCAGGTGGGTTGGCGTCTAACCATGCGGTGGCCATGGGTGGAAGTGTGCCGTGGCTGTTGTTGGACGCCTTCTTGTTGGCCGCGATAAAGATAAAGCGGAGGCCGCTTGCAAGCAAACGGCCTCGGATACTCCTTCCACGCATGGTGGACGAGCTGCTTTTAGGATAGGAAGCTTGAACGAATTTTGCCAATTATGGCGCATATGCGCACTTAGAAGGGGTCCCGGGCATATGCCCGGGTTTTCTTTTGCCCTGTTTTATAACGAAACGGTAAAACCTAGTACGGATCTAGATCGGACCTAGATCGAAACCAGAACAATGGGGTGACGGATCTAGGATCGTCGGGTCGGGTCGGGGCGGGTAGAGCAGTTAGGTGGCAGGGGCGGTGAGTAGACTACAAACCTATTGAGGGATACCTATTTAAGAGAGAGGACTAAAGCGGTGGATGATTATCTGCTTCATGAGTTAGGGAAGGGCTTGTACTCACTGGAACGTAATGGTGCCGGGTTAGAGGAGCTCCTTACCTTTCACCGTGGGAGTAGTACCACTGATACCCCAGGGCGCGCGGTGTGTTGTTCAAAGCCCCCGGTGAATCTGACGGTGTTGGATCTTCTGGTTCAGACGGAAGGGTTGCTTTCGTTTTGGGCGTCGGAAGTGTTGGCGTGTGGTGATGATGTTGTGGGCCCGGTGCCTGACGGGATCACGGCTACGGCCGCTTGGTTGCAGCGATACCTGTATGTGGCAGATAGTGTGCCGTGGGGTGAGATGATGGCGGAAGAAGTGATTGCCCAGACGCGTATGGTGGCGTCTGTGGTGGAGCCTGACAGTGGGGGAGAGGAACCATCCCCGCCGGAGTGGGCGACGTGTCAGGTGGCGGCTTCGTGGGCTAAGCAATCTGGGGTACAGGTGTCGCGCACGACCGTCTATCGGTGGGCGCAGGCGGGGAAAGTGGCTACCACAAAAGGTGATGATGGTGGCATGTTGGTGCGGCTGGATGATGTGTTGGCGCGCGCTGGTGCGATGCGTGGTGCGTTATCCTTTGGTGTGGGACAGGTGTTGGTGTAAACTGGCGTTCGGAACTCCTGGGTAAACACCTGGGGGTTTAGTCATGCATAGGGTTGGGGAGGAGGGGATCATGGGATCAGAAGCAAAGAGTATCCAGCAAGAGATTGATCGTCGCTTCCGGTATCACGAAGGCACCGACGATCAGTGCGAAGACTGCATTAAGGTTCGTGCCAGTGTGCAGGCGGCGGCGTATCGTGTGGCGGCGATCGCACCGGACTGTCGTGAGCGTGAGCTAGCCATCACGCACCTAGAACAAGCACTTTCATGGGCGATTGCTGCTATCGTTCGCCCGTCGCAAGGCGGTGCTGCTGATGGCGTGGCGTAATGGTGCGTCGCGCACAACCGCGGCCGAGTGGAAACGCCTACGCGGATTAGCGAAACGGCACCTTCCTTACTGGTGCGCCCAGTGTGGTACCGAACCAGTGACAGGACGAGGTGGCCTAGAGTTGGACCATGTTATTCCGGTCGCTGAGGGCGGCACCGATGGGCTCGATAATCTCCAGTGGCTGTGCGCTAGTTGCCATGCAGAAAAATCCCGGCGCGAATCAGCACGGGGGATCAGTAGGCGTGTGGCCCGCCGCCGGCTGTATGACAGGTTTGCGCTCCGTCACCCCGGCCTGAAATAAGGTGACCTAGGCCACTTGGGGTGGGGGGTACCCCGCCGCCGGCCGGTCCCTGGTACGGGACACATACGGCCCCCGGCTGTGTACGGGTTTCAGGGTTTTTGCTGGTCAGGATAGGTTTATTGGTTTTTGGGTGCTGGTTGATGGTGTGCGCTGGGGCTGTGACCTGCGGCTTTGCGCTATGGTGTGGGTCACTATTTCCTTGGCTACCTATCCCCTCGGTCATTAGTAGCCGGAAAGGGTAAATATGCCAAGCTAGGACTAGGTATATCGTAACGCTTATGGTAAAATACAGATTATGAGATTGGCGTGTGAGGTGTGCGAAGCCCGGCTGGAGATCCCCACCAGGGGACGCTCCCCGCGGTTTTGTTCGTCCGCATGCAGGCAGAAGGCCTACCGGCGGCGTCGGCGTGAGCAGTTGCCGGCCCGGATGCGGGAACTATCCCGGTGGACGGCGGCTGATGGCAAGCGGCCCGTCACAGTCGCCGGCTCTCCTGCGTCAACCACCAAGCCAGAAACTTGGACTACCCACGCTGAGGTGCAGGATGGCCCGCACGGCGTCATGCTGGGCGGCGGCCTAGCCTGTATTGACCTTGACCACTGCATCCGGCGCGGCAAGGTGGCCGACTGGGCGGTCGAGATTATCCGGGCTGTGCCAGGTGCCGTTGTGGAGCGGTCGGTCTCCCGGCGTGGCTTGCACATTTTCGGGCTGCTCCCGGAAGGGCCTGGGCGTCGGCGCGACTGCGTAGAAGTCTATTCCCGGGCTCGGTTCATTCGCACGACGGAGGATATTTACCGCATGGGCGGCCTCGTTGATCTGGCCCCCGCGGTGCGAGTAGCTGCCGCACTGCAGCGAGAGGGACGTATCCCCGAGCGGTAAGCAAGTGTTGAAGGAGGTGGTTGGTCATGGTGCGTGGTCCGATACCGAAGCGTAGCGACCAGCGTAGGCGGCGCAACAAACCGGAGGCTGATGCTCCCGCTGTGGTGGTGGCCATGGGGCAGCAGGTGGTGAAACCGCCCACAGAGGACCGGGCGTGGCACCCATATGCCAAGGACTGGTTTAGGGCGTTGAAGCGGTCCGGCCAGTCGCAGTTCTATCAGGAAAGCGATTGGCGTGAAGCAAAGCTAGTGGCCTGGCTTATCACCCAGGAGCTAAGTTCCCCGACTGGCGCCCGTGCTGGGATGATGGATGTGATTTTCTCCCGCGCTGATGCCTTGATGACCACCGAAGGGGCGCGCCGTCGGCTACGTGTAGAGCTCATCACCCCGAAGGTGACTGATGAGGCAAAGGAGGCCACCGTGTCGATCATGGAACAGTACAGGGCTGATCTAGCATGATGATCTCCCCGGAGGAACGCCTCGACACGCTTCCCCCGGGGGTTCCCGATTTAACGCTCGGCTGGGAGGCGCTAGCGTGGGCTGCCAAATATCTGAAACATCCGAATGGGCTTCGCGCCGGGTTGCCGTGGGTTTACACCGAGCGGCAAGCCAGATTCATCTTATGGTTTTACGCGATTGATGAGAATGGCAAGTGGCTTTTTTATAACTCTTTCCGCCGACTGGCCAAGGGGAGTGGCAAGAGCCCGTTTGCCGGCGCCCTGGCCCTGACGGAGTTACTGGCTCCGGTCCGGCTTGATCGGTTTGACCCCCAAGTGCCAGGCGCCTGCATCGGCAAGCCAGTGGCCATGCCGTGGGTGCAAATAGCCGCAGTGTCCGAGAAGCAGACCGATAACACGATGAGGCATGTGCGTGCGATGGCGAACAAGAAAGCCGCACCTAGATTGCACCGCGATTATGACATCGACCCCGGTAAAACCCAAATCAATATCGTGCCAGAAGGAAAGCTAGAGGTCATCACTTCATCAGCTATGACCCAAGAAGGCGCCGAAGCCACGTTCATCGTTGGTGACGAGCTCGAACACTGGACACCAGGCAACGGCGGCACCAAGCTATACAGCACCCTGGCGGACAACCTTGCCAAGTCAGGAAGCCGGATGCTAGGGACCTTAAATGCTTGGGAACCAGGCCTAGGCACGGTCGGCGAGAGCACCTTCCAGGCTTGGTGTCTCCAGGAAAACGGGAAGTCGAAGAACGACCGGCACATCCTCATGGATATCCGCCAAGCCCCGCTAGACACCAATCTGGCTGACGCCATATCGCTTCGCACCGGGCTGGAGTTTGTATATCAGGATTGCCCATGGGTGGATGTTGATACCATCATCACCAGGGTTTGGTCCCCGGAGGCATCCCCGGATGACTCCAAGCGCAAATACTTGAACTGGCCTACCGCGGCCGCGAACGCCTGGGTAGACCCGAACGATGTTGCGCTCATGGCGCGCCGGGAAACCATCGTGGCAGAAGGGGAGGAGATTGTCATGTTCTTCGACGGCTCATTGTCCCGCGATACCACAGCTTTGGTAGGGTGCCGGGTTAGCGATGGCCATGCGTTCCTGATTGGGTCGTGGGACCCCGGCAACAGCCATAACACTGCCGGCACAGTGGATGTGGAGGCGGTAGACGCGCGTGTGGATAAAGCCTTCGCCAGGTATGATGTGAAAGCCTTTTTCGCAGACGTCCGCGAGTGGGAAAGCTTCACGAAGGTCACTTGGCCGGCCCGCTATAAGGACCGGCTACAGCTCTGGGCGAGCCCTGGTGGGAAGCAGCCGGAGCCGATTGCGTGGGATATGCGTGGGAAGCTTTTCGATTTCACCCAAGCGTGTGAGCTCACAGAGAGAGAAATCATCGAGCATGCTTTTACCCACGATGGCCACCCGGTGCTTACTGCTCATATGCGGAACTGTCGGCGCTCAGAGAACCGCTACGGCATATCCGTAAAGAAAGAGTCCCCATCATCGGCAAAGAAGATTGATGCCGCAGTGTGCCTAATCGGAGCGCGCATGGCCCGCAGACTGTATCTAGAGCACGCGGCGCATCACATGCCGAAGCATTCAGGAAGGGCGGTGTTTTTATGAGCATGAGCCATAGCCAGGTCTTGGCTGCTGTGCGTGGTTTACTGGCACAGTATGCCAGGGAGCGCCAGGTGTTTGACCGAATCAACAGTGCGATGCGCCCATGGAGTCGACAAGAGATCATTAACCGGTTCGGCATCCTGAAGAACAAAAATGCCAACCTTATGATTGACCGGCAAATCCAGCTCGCTAGGGATTCGCAAACCATGTATCTGCCTTTGGTGTTGGACACGTTCGCGCAGTCAATGAAAGTGGAGGACTATTTCTCCGGGGTTGATGCTGGCGCCCGCGCCAGGGCATGGAAGCACTGGCAGCGTAATAACCTTGATGCCCGCCAAACCGGCATTACCCGCGCCGCCCTGCAATACGGCACCTCGTATGCCGTGGTTGACCAGGGTATTGTGGGCGGTAATGCGGCACCGCTAATTACCGGCGTGTCCCCCCGTCATATGACTGCTTACTATGGTGAGGCCTATGCTTGGCCGGGCGAATCTGGTGTGGCATCAGAATGGCCGATCCTGGCCCTAGAGGTTAAGGGCAACCGCATGCGGCTATTCGATGAGGAAAAAATCTACTACATCGGCGCTATCGAAACCCCGCAGGAAATCAAAGATTGGGCTGCCCATCCGTGGAACACAGCCAGGAATCTCCAGCTTATCGAAGCCCGCGACCATAACGCGGGTGTGCCCCCAGTAGTGAGGTTCCGCGACCGGTGGCTTCTGGAAGGCGAAGAAGTCGCCGGCATTATTGAGCCGCTGATCGCGCTGCAAAGCCGCATCGACCGCACAAGCTGGGAGGCCGCGGTCGCCCAATACTACAGCGCGTTTAAACAACGCTATGTGGTCGGCTGGGCTCCAGACGATGACGCTGAGGGCATCCGCATGCGCGCCAGTGACGTGTGGCTCATCGACGCCGACGCGAAAGTCGGCCAGTTTGATGAAACGGACATCCGCCAGTATGTGGATGTGAAGCAGGCATCTATCCGCGATATGGCGGCGATCGCCCAGGTGCCAGCCCAGTCGCTCGGCGCCAACGCTATCAGCAATGTTTCCGCAGATGGCTTGGCGGCTATGGAATCTGCCAAGGACAGGAAATCCTCAGAGATCCGAACCTCCCTAGGCGAATCCTACGAGCAGCTACTACGGCTCTGCGCCCACCTTGATGGCGACCAGCAGGAAGCCGCCGACTTTGCGTCCGAAGTCAAATGGGCCGACATGACAGCCCGAAGCTTCGCCCAAACAGTAGATGCCCTGGGGAAACTTGCCACTATGCTGAGTATCCCCCCGGAAATCCTTTGGGAAGACATCCCAGGGTTCACTGCTGAAAAGATCAAACGCATCAAGCAAACAATGGCAAGAACCCCAGGCTTTGACGCTACGGCGGAACCTCCACTAGGCGACACGATAACGCGCTAACCCCCGGAGAGGCAGGTGACACATGGACCTGTACTCATACCATCAGGCTGACCGGCATATCATCGACTGGCTGGCTGATGCGATCTACAACCTCATCACCAACCGGGGCGTGCCCACCAGCCTCGATGACATGTGGGAGCTCGTAACCGAGCTAATCCCCCTGATCCAGGAAGCACGCACCCAATCATATAAGGTTGCTATCGCCCACATTCATTCCGTGGCCACCACCCATGGTGTCCAGATCACCCCAGCGCCCCAAAAACCCTACTACCCTAATGCTGCCTGGAAAATGCTAGCCAGGGCCCTGGGATGGAACCCCACCCGGGACCCTATCCCCGGTCGCATCACCGACTACGATGCCACCTACCAGCAGCAGCTCGCGGACAAAATCATCCCCTTCCCGCCCGACCCTACCGACCCCGTCCTGGTCGACAAGGTAGCGCGCCGGGTAGCGGCAGGGGCAACGCGGCATGCCCGTGCCGCAGGTAGGGACGCTATCGCTGATACAGCTGACCGTAATGAGGCAAAACCAGCCAAGCGGCGAGTTGTAGTGCAGGTTGACAACGAATCAGATGCCAGGCGACTGCGTGACGAGTTCTCCGACCCCCGCAAGGTAGCAGTTGACCAATATGTCCGGCCGGCCAAGGGCGGTGGGGTAGTGTTGGGATGGGCCAGGGTTCTCACCGGTGCGGAAAGCTGCGCATTCTGCGCCATGCTTGCTTCCCGCGGACCCGTGTATGAGGAATCCACCGTCCTCACCTCGGAAGAAGGCAAAGCGTACCACGATCATTGCGACTGCAAAGCAGTACTAGTGATTAAGGGAAGGCCATGGGAGGGCGAAGCCGAATACAAGGCGCTTAAAACGCTCTGGAATGACGCCCGCGATCATCCCACCAAAGAGGAACTAGACAATGACCTAGAGATGCCAATAGACCGGTTCGGTAGCCGCTATCGGCAACTGGCGAAAGAAAATCCAGAAGCATTCGCAACCTTCAAGGACAGCGCTGACGATCCTGGCCAGCGGCCAGAGGAGATAGTGCCCGACTCTCACCCCGGCAGAGAAGAATATAGTCAGTCTCCCCGACAGGTGGAAGATTCCGGTAGCGTGTCAGAAGACGGCGGCATGGGATTGGCTGGTAGCGCTTTCGAACAGCCAAATAGTGATGGAACATTCACGCTGCCGGCGAAAGACGGATTCCCCGAACTACGGTTGTCAACGCTTTACCCATATGATTTGGACGAATACCCGCGGCTGGAGGTTCCTGAAACCATGGAGCAGGCAGCAGTGCAGGTATCTCGTGTGAATTCCTTTGCTAACTGTGTGCGTGCTACTGCTGCTGCTGTGATGCGGATGCGCGGCTATGACATCTACCCGTACGCTACCTTGTATTCCGGCTCTGGTGGAGGTCTTCAAATCCTTGAGGCTTTGAAGATGTGGGAAACCCCTGAAGGTCCAGTAGAGGCAATTCAAACCACCGCTGAAGGCTGGGAAGCTGCGTTAAAGAAAATGCCTGATGGTTATGGGGTGTTTTCCTTTGAAATAGCGGATGCGCAGCAAAGGCATGTGATTCTCTGGAAGAAGGAAAGCGGTGGCGTGGTATTCGTTGATCCCCAAGCTGGAAAG